TTTTCCGCTGTTCGCAACCTCTACAAAGCTACATTAGGCTTCGGCCTTGGACTCCCATGAGTTACGAACTAACAGAACGCACTATTGCCGTAGCTCCCGAAGCCATAGCAACGCTTTTCCCGCAACTCCTCGCCCAATACGGTGAAGCCCTCCCAGACGGAGCAGAGAGCGTCACCACTATTGGAGGGCACTGGGATGACAGCGCACAGACACGCATTCGTGCAGCATCGTTACACAACGGAACAATTACAGGCCAATCCCTTACCAATGGCAAATTAGCCTTCCGCTGTCTCTGGCAATCCGACTTGGCAAAAGATTTTGAAGATGGTAAAATTGATAATGTGGAAGAGCTTACACAAGAGCAATTGACCGAATTAACCCCGCAACCCGAAGAAGTGCCATGAGCATCGAAGAAGTAAGGAACGAGAGGGGCGTAAAGCTCACCATGAGTGAGTTGATTGCGGGGATTGGGCTCCTCATTGCCGTATTGGCCGCACTCAATGGATGGATTGTCCTCCCCGAACAAGTAAGAGCGGTGCAAAACAATGACGCCAAGCAGGATGCCCGTATTGAGCTTATTCAAAAGGAGGCCGTTGTCCGCAATGAAACCCTTGCTCGCATCGATGAGCGTACCAAAAGAATCGAAGATTACTTGCAATCCAAGGGGTTCTAGTTTAGCTTTATAACCAATGAAATCACTACTCGCAAAAATCTGGGGGATCACCTCCTCCGTCTTTAACTTCTATCTTCCTATCCTCAAGGAGATCGCCTCTTCTTCTGTTGCGGCGTTGCTCCCCATTGCCTTGGAAATCGTCCAGTCCTTGGCCGAAACCAAAAAGACCGGATCTGAAAAGCGTGAGTTGGCAGTCAAGAGGTTGACCTCCGAAGCAAAGAAGCTGGGCTTTTCCGCCTCCGAGTCCCTTATCCGCTTCACTGTCGAGTCCGCTGTCCAACGCACCAAAATCGAATCCCAATGAAAGACCGTATCCTAGCCTTTCTAGTTAGCAAGTTGGGTGGGGTAATGACCCCAGTCATCGCCGTTGTTGTTGGTGCTGCTATCGCCCAACTCGCCATGGTGGACCCCAAGCTGGCCGAGTCCGTGGATCAGGTTAGTCTTACGGGGTTCTTGGTTGCCCTCATCCTTTCTTTGGTCAACTACTTCACCAACAAGGTAAACGTCAGTGGGATCAAGAAGATCCAAGCCTTGGTCAATACCGATGTTGATGGGGTTGCGGGGCCTTTGACCTACACTGAGGTTCGCCGTGCCGTTACTATTAAGAAGCCAGTACGCCGTAAAAGCAAGTGAGACTTTCCCATGAACTACTCAAAGCCATCCTCGTCCAAACCCCGCCTGAAGAAGATCGCAGAAATTTCTTTGTACGCCTCCTTGCCTCCCTCAAATTCGGGGTCAAGCTATCCTACAAAAAAGGAAAGGTTGCCAGACTCTTCCGAATCGGAGGTGGAGCGGATTTTTAGGAACTGGGACATTGGAAAACGAGTTCGTCGCTATTGGTAGCTGCCCAAATGTGGCAATGGATCTCAAATCTTTTCGCAAGGAGATCAAGCAATGGCCAAGTGCCACCCTTGCCGAGTACTTCGTCGCCCTCCAGCGAGAACTCAAAACCCGAGTCATCCAGCAGGATAATCTATCCAGAAGTGAGGTTCGCAACCCCGAACAAAAGCCAAAGGAAGATAAGACCAGAGGCCATCGTCCTCCACCACAGCGGAGGAAGCTACAACGGCGGGGTAAGCTGGATTCGCAACCCCGAAAGTAAGGTCTCCTACCATTGCCTGATTGCCCGAGACGGAAGAAGGGCGGTCTTTGGGGAAGACACTGACAGGACATGGCATGCCGGAATAAGCAAGTGGAAGGGGCGGAGTGACCTCAATAGCTGGTCTATCGGGGTAAGCTGGGAAGGGGACACCTACACTTATCCCTTGGGTGATGCCGCCATTGAGTCTGCCTTGGACTACATCGTGCCCCGCATGAAGAAGTGGGGTATTCCGGTCTCTATGGTTCTGGACCACCGCATGGTGAGCGGACCCCGAAAGAATGATATTGCACCAATCCAGTATGGAGTGTTTATTGAGAGACTCATAAAGAGACTTAAAGACGATGAAAAAGAAGAAGGAAAGTAAAAGGCCCAAACGCCCCCTTAATGATACCTGCATCTACTGTGGGGAAAAAGAATTTGAACATATCCACGTTTCGCATGTCGGAGTTATTCGGATATGCAAAGAATGCAAGGAACAGCAATAGGATGGCCGCTCACTCTCCAGAGATGCAGAAGGTGCTGGACCGTCTGGCTAGGGAGCTTGTTGAGTACTTTGAATCCGGCATGGTTGTCGCTACCTTTCAGGATGGGTCCACTACCAAGAATGCCTTTGTCAAATTCGGTAACGAATACGCAGTCGAGGGAATTGTTGCCAACATCCACGATATCCTCTACGGTCAAGAGAGCGAGGATGACGATGATGACTTGGATGACGGAGACCTTAAAAAAGTAATCAAAGATGGCTAATGGAACCCTCTCCTTTCAACTGCCCGAAGAGCAGCCGGAATTTGACTTGGCTTGTAAAGCAGGGGATATTCTTTTTGTTCTTAACGGGTTTGCTAATCATCTTCGTTCTCATATTCGCCATTCTACTGATTCCGATTGGGATACAGCTACTGTGGAAAAGCTTTACGAACTTCTTAATCAAATGAAGACAGAGTACTGTCTCCACTTTGAATAAAACCAACACAACAACCATGACCATATACCTGTGCGGTCCCATGACTGGGATCGAAGACCTCAACCACCCCGCCTTCTTCAAGGCTGAAACCCATTTAATGGCTATGATGTACGATGTGATCAATCCGGCCAGAATGGACGAGGAACTGGGCTTAGACCCCCACCAAGGGGTGATGGACCCCGAATTCCTTAAAAAGGCCGCACAGCGTGATCTGGAGGCCGTAATAGCCTCTGATGGAATCGCTTTGCTTCCCGATTGGGAGAAGTCCAAGGGAGCCAAGGCAGAACTGGCAGTAGCCCAGTGGTTGGGCAAGAAGGTTTACCTCTATCCGGCTATGGTGGAGTATGGCAAGGAGTCGATCTTGGACACGGCCAAACGCCTGACCTCCAGCGACAGGCAGAAGGACTACGGCCATCCCAAGGACAACTTCAAGCGGATTGCCGATCTCTGGAATGCCTACCTGATCAACCGCAAAAATCCCGAAACAGAAATATCCACTGAGGATGTGGCGTGGATGATGGTCTTGCTTAAAATAGCGCGAGACCTAAACAAGCCAACCTTAGACAACCTAGTTGATAGTGTGGGGTATATCCGTACCCTCGCCATGGTTAGAAACATTGAATAACCCTATGAAGAACCCGCAACAACCCAACAAACGAAGGCTTTTCTTCGACATCGAAACCTCACCTAACGTGGTGCTGGCTTGGCGCACAGGCTTCAAGCTCTCCATTCCCCATGACAACATACTGGAGGAGAGGGCCATTATCTGCATCTGCTACAAGTGGGAGGGCGACGAGGAGGTCCATAGCCTTACTTGGGATCGGAAGCAGTGTGACAAGAAGATGCTTCGGGATTTTAGTGGGGTGCTTAATTCCGCCGACGAAGCTATTGGGCACAACGGAGATCGCTTCGATCTGAAGTGGATCAAGACAAGGTGCCTCTACCACCGAATCCCGATGTATCCCAACTACACAACGCTGGACACCCTGAAGGTTGCCCGTAACCAATTCCTCTTTAACAGCAATAAGCTGGATTACATCGCCAAGTTCTTGGGCTTTGGGGGTAAGATGGACACCGGAGGATTTGGATTGTGGAAGGCCATCGTCCTAGACAAGTGCAGGGAGAGCCTCCAGAAGATGGTGGACTACTGCAAAATGGATGTGATCCTACTGGAGAGGGTGTACCAAGAACTCCGCACCTACGCCCCCCACAAGTTCAACTACGCAACGGCCTACGGTGGTGAAGCCCATGACTGCCCCAACTGCGAGTCCCTTAACGTCCATGTCAGCAAGACCAAGACAACCGCTGGCGGTGTACTCAAGAAGCAGATGCAGTGCAAGGACTGCGGAACCTACTACACCATCAGCAATCGGGGCTACGAGAAGTACTTAGCCGAGAAGGGTTAAAGCTTACCACTTGCCGATAGGGCATTTCTCGGTGGCCATACGGATCTTTGCCCAAGTAGAGCATCCGCATTTCGTACAGCGGCCAGTTCCTCCAAATCCCTTGGAGTTCCAAAATTCACACTTACCACAGGTTTCTATTCTTGTTTTCAATGTTTCTTTACTAACGTGCTGAAATCCCCTGCTTGCCCAAAGCGCGGCAGACCTTGCTGCTGACTCAATCATACCGCTCATTGTTGGAGGTGTTTCCTCCTCAAAAACTGAAGGCGGCGGAGGAGCAAATGAATCCTCACAAAAAAAATGTTTCCACCTACCCTTTGGACAAGCGGAACATGCATCATCTTTGTTGACGCCACACTGACAGTCCTTGCAAAGTCTTTGTCTCCGTAGAAGAACGGGTTCAGGAATGTGGGCAATTCTTTCCACTTTAATGGTATTTAACATGCGGGATACCCGTCTATTGCACATTCGTTTGGTCCACTTCTTTCTGAAGGCCAAAGCGGCTCGTATCCATTAATTATAGAATACTTCATTTCAAACAAACCGCTTACGCCAGTAGCGACCTCTGCTGTTCTGATGTCAAAAGCCCAGTTAACATTGCCTTCAATAATATTCTCTTCGTCAAAATATGTTTTGGTTTCATCCGCGAAACATGGATTGCCACTTCCGTTCCACTCGTAAGTAAATCCAATTGCTGCCTCCTTTTGACTTTCAAGCTTGGTTATTTTTTCCGACAGTTCATCAGACACCAATTGACTCGCTGCAATCTCTTCTTCTGTTGCCCCACTATCTATAAGGTTAGTGGTGTTTAATTCGCTTGTCGCAAGCTCATTGGTGGCTGTGTCGATTTCTTCTTGTATGTCTTCGGCATCTTTGGGATCTCCGTCTATTTCAAACGGGCCATCACAGGGGCCTCTTGGAACGCCTGCTTCCGGTCCATCGATCTCTGGCGGATCTCTTGGCACAATTTTCCAATTTTGTATACGAGCCCTTACCCAAACTTTGAGATAACAACTAGCAGTTGGAGCGTGATTAATTTTTTCTAAAATTGTTTTTGATTGTTGTTTCGTGTTTCCTATGCGCGAAATATATTCTAAAGTTTCCACAGCACTTGTTTCACTGCTATAACCAAGGCCGTCTGGATCAAATAATTTATACTGGCAATCTGTTATAAGATTAGAATATTCCCAAGTAACTTTGTGTGTTGCACCCAAAAAACCCAGACAATCTCCTTCCTCTGGGCCAACGCTATCGACAGATATACAATCTCCAGATTCATTATCCAAAGTCCTTGTTATGATTCTGTCGCAAACCCAATTTTCGTAGCTAATGCATCCCCCTTCAAAATCGGGGAATCGAAGCATGCTATAGTCATCTATTCTTCTTTCTGTGGTATAGTATTTGCATGCATCACGCACTCCACCAGATACTGTGGATGCTGGAACGGTGTAGGGGCAATCTCCATCGACAGATTCTGCTGGTGACGCCCCATCAATTACACCAAAACCACATTTATTGTCACATTCATAAAGATAGAATTTTCCCAAAAAAGTCGGCGGTGAAATACTTGGAATCTGACAACATAAAGTTCCACCTTGGTTGCAGGGTCTGAATACCTCCATAATGGTAATTTATCTTACAAACGATACGGAAAAAAATGGTGCTGTGGCGACGAACCAATTGCGACAAATGTTGACGTTAAGAGATCCGCATCCGTAGTTGGTTATGGTTGGAACTCCATCTGTATATGAATAGTTACCAAGAGTGTAGTAGAATGATGTGTCGGTATCATTAGGCGTTGTTCCTCCGCCAGTTACTGCAACTGATACAATATCTCCCGTGGTCCCATTAATGTTTACCTCCGCCCAAACATTCCCAGAACCGCCCCCAGCTATGCTTTTTCCCTCCGCTGGGTCAAATCCCGAAGGAAGATCCCCCGCTACAGTTCCAGCACCAATCCATACTTGGGTTGTCGCACTAACACCTGATCCGACAACCTTGGTATAAAGAGCGAGACCAACACAGCTATCCACTCCGCCTCCGCGATCAATCTGAGTAAGGTCAGCAATTGGTTCTCTTGCACGTTGAAATGTTTCGTTTTTCTGTTGATTAAATTGCTGTGGAACGAACTCCGCAATCCCGCCAGAAAGTGATGCCCCGTTAATTATTGGAGCTATTGTTCTCCCGCGAACTCCACCCCCGTCTCTTTCCCAAGATGGCGTGGTTTCTATGATTTGCTTTATTGTTTGCTCGTAATTCATTACGGATGGAACGCCGTGTAAACTTCCTGAATCCAAATACCAAATCTCCACTTCTCTACCTTAACGGCGGCTATATGACTGTATCCACTGACAAGCGAAGATCCTGCTGGAAAGCTTGACCCAAGCTTTAGTTGGGCTGTGGCAGTGGCGGTTGCCTGTGCAACTGTTACGGGATACGCTCCAGCGGGAACGGTTCCAGAGCTTGCTGTAAACGGACCTGAATTCGTGGTCGGGGCAGTCGCATTAGCAAGTGTTGGGGTGCTGTGACAAAATGGACCGAATTGAACGCTGTTTGCAAAGTTGTTAACATCTTCACCAAAACCACCACTACTTCCGCTTACTGTAGCTCCAAAGCCCCCAATAGATGATTTGCTGTTTAAGGATACACCCTTACCCTTGATTGTTACCGTTCCATAAACGGGCTGAAAAAGCGTTGCCACCGGAATGTTTGTCGGCGGGGTTCTGTAGTATGTTCTTGTTACCCGTGCCCTAACGCTACCCCGATGCCCTCTGCGTATCTTTGTATAGACAGCACCAACCACACTCGCTGATGCGTTGGCGTTTGCTTGTGCTGTCCAGTTGTAATCATTGGCCTTGATTCCCGCAATGTCTAAACCATTAGACGATCCCGCTCCACCACCAACTGAAGAATCCCATTCAATCCCAATTTCTTCCAAGACATCTGGATAGCTTACATCAATTGAAGACTCAAATGTTTCAACATCTGGTATTTCGTTAACGGATGTAATTATCTGAATTGAGTTGTATGCGTCTATTGGCGTTATTTCCGCAATCTGATTGGCGGTTGTGTTAGGTAGGGAGGTTCCGGCAGCAACCAAGGTTTTGGTGGTGGTTAGAATCACGCCAGTTTCAGCGTCTTTTTTCTTTTCCGTTAGGGCGATTGGACTTGTTACCTCCACTTTCTCGCCAAGAAACTTATCTCCGCCTAGCGGGGTTTTCCTGTTTGAGAGTATTTTGTATCCTACCGCAATGGTTCCATCTTCGTTGTATGTTTCGGTTACCGTTTCCTTGCCCCATTGTCCCGTCTGTTCTCCAGTTAGTACTCCATTGGGGGTTTCGTTTCTTCGTGTAACACTTACCCTTTTAACAAATTCTGTTTGTTGTTGTTCCGATTTTGAAATTTCGTCACTGTTTAATGTTGGTGTTGCGGCCTGACCCTCTGTTGTTTCTTGTTCTGAAAATGTCGGAAGCTCTACTCTGAATTTTTGAGGAGCGGGATCTGGGCGTTCAATGGAAAATGAGCCTGCCGGAAATACCCTTGGAATATCAACAACCCGCTCAGTGACGGACTCGGCATCTTCTCGGTTAACCTCAACCGTTTTGGTTGCTGTCGGATCAGGAGGGGTGTAGTTGTCCGATCCCTTGCGCTGGGTCGTTACAGTGGTTAGCTGTGATTCATTGTTAGTGGCAAAGCCAACAAGCTGGGGTCCGTCAACGCTATAGGTCTGAACAACCTTGAAAGAAAGGTACTCGTTGTATGCCTCGTAGGAGGTTTGGGTAATAACCCCGTTGTTGTTTTCTAGAGTGGCAACCTCATCACCAGTTGTGGATATTAGTTGACGGCGTTCTTGGACGGCCCCGCGAGAGGGGTCATAGAAATCCCGATCCTTAATGGGGAACGGAGAGTCAAGATCAGGGTCGGTAGACCCCGCATTCCAAGTCTCCTCAAGCTCGCTAGAGACAATAGCACTCCCCTCACGGGCATCGTAGGAGACCTTCTTGTCCCGCTCTAGGCTTGCCTCTTGTCCACTATTAATAACAAACCTGCGCCTTCCCTGAACAGGGCCAAGGTCATCATCGTATCGCGTAAACGGAACCCAAGGAGAGGGGAGGATCTCCCATGTGTGGCGTACTCGTTCGTCCCCAGAAATGGGCTGGGCCCCTGTAAAAACATGGTTGGGATAACGCTTGTCTGGGCATGCCGAAAGGTCTTCGGGAACTCGGTATCCCGCCACACGGGGATCAAGAACCTGCGCCAATATCGGAAAAGAACGATCATTAGCGGAGTATCCAATTACATAAAATCTCGATAACGGTGGTTGTTCTGCCATATAAAAAAGAGAATTTACTTCATAAAATCGCTATGAGCAAGATTGTTTTTCTTGTTGAACCATCGCAAAACATATAGTATACATAACCAATGACCACAATACCAAAAGATCGATACAAACAAGGACATGTCCGCGACTCGGACGGCAGAATTTTTTATAAGTATCAAAAAAGGAAAATGGCCGATGGGTCTATTAAGATTTATGAAAAATGGCTGTCTCCAGTTGCTTTTGAAAAGCAAAAACAAACACAGCAAATACTAAGGCTTGACCCAGAAAATAGACAAAAAAATAAAGATCGATGCAAAAAACATTATTACCAAAATCGTGAAGAAATATCCAAGAAATACAAACTTTGGCGCAAAAATCCCGAAAATAGAAAAAAAGAAAAAGCTAGAAGTGTTGAGTATTATCAAAAAAACAAAGAAACAATAAACGCAAAGAATAGAGAGTATTACTATCGGAATTGGAAAAAACTTAGAGAATGCGTTAAAAAGCGCGACAAGGAAAGGCGACTGTCAGATCCTGAATACGCATTACGGGGTAAGCTTCGTGCCAGAATTCGTATAGCTATTAAAAAAACGGGATCAGAAAAATCAACAGGAACAAAAGAACTTATTGGTTGCTCATACGCATTTCTTCGCAAGCATCTTGAAAGCTGTTTTCGCGATGGAATGGCTTGGGACAGACCCAACAGCTTTCACATAGACCACATTCGTCCTTTATCATCTTTTGATCTCACTGACCCAGAACAACTAAAAGCCGCTTGTCACTGGACAAATTTACAGCCGTTAACCCCCAAAGAAAACTGGAGAAAGGGCGCAAGTTTCCGCTTGCAAGATTGAACAAAGCTGATAGTTTGTGGTCTGAGGTTATGTCCTCATATGTTGTGTGTGTGGTTCCAGTCGGGGGTGGGTTAGTGGTTTTTCCTGCCCCCGACTTTTTCTTGAAAAGATTTTGAACGATTTGACAATTGGACTGTCGAAGTTTATTCACAACTAATACATCCCATGTCATTCCAAAATCCAAATCAGCGAGAAAAAGACCCAATCATCAACCACTCCTCCCTCGTCAAGAGCGGACCCAAGTTGCTGACGATAGCAACCACCCCGAAGACCATCACCCGCAAGGCGGATCAAAAACGCTTTCATATGATAAGCCTTGACGTTGATGGGGTTATGCATACCTATTTCATTCCGAACAAGGAGATCGAAGAGAATCTCAAGCAGTATGTCGGCAAGACGGTGGTGGTTATTGCTTCCGGCAACGACAAGCAAGGGACCGCTACGATGGAAATCCAAGCCGCGATGGTTAAGGCTTCTTCCTTGGACAAGCCTGTGGTCGCCCACAAGCCCACTGCGGAGCCCATCAAGAATCCCGAACCCAAGGACCGCGAAGCCAAAGCCTTCCTCTGTCAGGCAGCAAACCTGATGCGTCTTTGTGTCAAGAAGGCCAACGACATTGCTGTCGAGCTAGACCTTCCTAATGAGCATCGTCAGGGCATTGCTGGATCGATGTTTATTCAGGCGGATAGGGCAGGATACACCTTTAAAATGCCTCTTCAGCCATATACACCAGAAGAACTGGGATGGGGGGCAAGCAAGGCTGATTCTCTGACAACCCCGCAACCAGAGGGGGATAATGATTAGCTCCTATGGAAAGGGCATTGAGATTCTGCCGCATGATAAGGGAACATTTCTTATCCAGTCACGCACCAACCGAGAAGACTTCCACCTCGTCGACCTCAACGAAGACCCCGTTACCTGCACTTGTCCAAGCTATCAATTCCGCAAGGAGTGCTTCCACATCCGATACATCTGTAAACTCTTGGGCGTCAAAACGCCGAAGTCAACAAACAACAACCAACTAGAAAAAGCAGCAGCATGAAGAAGAAAACTAAAGCTCAAAAGAAAATTGGAACCGTTATGCGGGAATTTTCCAAGGGAAAACTCAAAAGCAGTTCGGGCCAGAAGGTGACAAAACCAGCCCAAGCGAAGGCTATTGCCATGTCGGAAAGTGGCATGAGCAAAAAGAAGAAGGGTAAATAATCCTTTGGCGGGGTGGCCGAAAACGGCAGATCTTACATCTAACCGTCAGGTTCAGCCAAATATGGGATCGCCCAGCCCCGCTATCTTTCTTTGAACGAATCAACCACACACCTGTCAAAACACACATGAGCAACACACCCGAAACAAACGCGCTTTTGAAGCAAAGTAAGATTAAGGGCAGAAACCCCGATCCTTGGAAGCTCTGTCGAAAGCTGGAATGTGAGTGTGATGAATTACGGGAGCAACTTTATATCGCAGTAGAGATGCTTTCAACACACCCTAAATTTGAAAACAAACACCCAGAAGAAGTTTGGGAAATCGTGAAGGAGGCCGCGAAATGAGCGATATACTTAGAAACTACGAGAGTGATACGCCCGAAACCTGCGAAGCCGTCGAACGATGGCAGCAAGGGAAGATTAACATTTTCGATGAGATGGCGCGGCTGGAGCGCGAGCGCAACGAGGCGCGGGAGGCTTTGCAACAACTAACCAACCACAAATTAGTAGAAGATTAGTAGTTACAAAAACAGCGTCAAATTTATAACAATATATGTCTAGAATCACTAACATCTACAACCTACCCCAGCCCTTCGTAGACCTCGTTAGCGGGGATACCTACAGCAAGGGAGAGTCAGACATCACCACTACGGGGTTGGCTCAACCTCCCAAGATTGCCGAACTCGCCAGACGCCATGCTGGTGAGATCACGATGGATGCATCCGAGAAGGTGTGGACCATGATGGGTACGGCCAACCACTACGTCTTGGAACAGATCGCCCTCCGAAATCCCGAAAGATACGTTACCGAGCAACGCTTCTATTTGGATATCGACGGGGTCAAGCTGGGTGGACAAATTGACTTATTTGACCGCGAGACCGAAACCCTATGGGACTACAAGGTCTCCAGCGTCTACAAGGCCATGAGCGATGACAAGCTGGAGTGGGCCAAGCAAGCCAACGTCAACAAGCTCTTGTGTGAACACAACGGATTCCACCCCAAGAAACTGGCCATCCTTCTGGTGATGAAAGACTGGAAGCGCAAGGAAGCGGAATTCAAGGCCGACTATCCCAAGTGCGCCATTCAAGAAATCCCCCTACCTATTTGGAGGGAGGAGGAAACTTTGGCCTACATAAAATCCCGAATCAACTTGCACAACTCAGCAAAGTTGATAGAAGAAGAGGATGCCATCCCTGTATGCACAGAAGAAGAGCGTTGGGCTAGACCCACAACGTGGGCGGTCCTCAAGGAAAAAGGAGCGAAACGTGCCGTTAATGGAGGGATCTACGAACTTGAATCTGAAGCTATCGCTCACGCCAAGCGAATCGGTGGTGCAATTGAAAAACGGGATGGGTCAAATCCGCGCTGTGAAAACTATTGCCAAGTGCGCCAGTGGTGCAACTTTGGAAGAAACCTAAAATAAAACTATGAGCATCGAATACAGAGGAGAAAAATTCAGTGGCTATAACAAGCCAAAAAGAACGTCTGGTGGACCCAAGAAGTTTGCGGTCCTAGCCAAGCAAGGAGACGAAGTAAGGCTGGTAAGATTTGGCGATCCGAATATGTCAATCAAGAAGGATCAGCCAGCCCGAAAGAAGAGCTATTGTGCCCGTTCTGGAGGGATCAAGGGAACAACAAACAAACTCTCTGCCAACTATTGGTCGAGAAAAAAATGGGAATGTTAATACTATGAAGAAAAAAGGATTGTACGATAATATCAACGCAAGGAAGAAGTCTGGCACTAGCCGCCCCAAGTCTAAATCTACTATCGACCCCAAGGTCTATAAGAAGATGAAGAGCAAAAAGGGTGGGTTCAAAGAAAAATGAGCCGCTACCCCGATGAACGAATCATGGCAACCAAGAGCTTCATCAATGAGTTGTCCAAGGTTCAGGATCGCTACTTCAAGAAGCTCTGTCGCAAGCTGGAGCTACCCAAGGAGACCGAAGACTATCTCTTTGACTACATCTTCAACGACAGGGGTGATGTCACATTTGGCGAGTATCTAGATACTCTGGGTCGGGGTGATCTCTGGGAAGGTCTGTGACTCTAAACATATTCACGATTGTCCTTGATGGGGCTCCGTGGATAGGGGCTCAGTTTGCCGAGTTGTGTCGGCTTCGGGATCTTGACTGGCACTGGTCGATAGTCGAGGGGGTTAGTCTGCCCAAAGCTGACACCTCTTGGATGGGGAATCAGGGGGCCAAGGTTAGCCATGATGGGACGAACCAGTTTCTTTCGGGGTTGGTGGGCCATCCTAGAATCACGGTCAACTCCCGTCCTCAGTGGAATGGGAAGACCGAAATGATCAATGCGGCCTTAACTGGTTTTAAGGAAGATGGCATCCTGCTCCAAATGGATAGCGATGAGTTGTGGACTGGCGATCAGATGCGGAGATTGGTTGGCCTATTCACCGCAAATCCCGAAATAAATACAGTTAAGGTCACAATGGATTACATGCTTGGACCCAACGTAATCTCCACCTCCTCCAATGGTTACGGCAACAGAAGCAATGAGTGGGTTCGGGCTTGGCGTTACCAGCGTGGGCTCTGGATGGAGTGCCATGAACCACCCCGCTTCAATGGTAACAGGGGAAAGATTTGCGAACGAGACGAAGCGGAAACCATCCTTGGCCCGATTCTCCACATGGCATGGGTAACCCCGCAACAGGTAGGACTCAAACAGCGTATATACAAAGGTGGATACGAAAACGCTGTAGACAACTGGACAAGTCTCCAAAACAACAAGGAGTGGCCAGTCAAGGATCTGAAATCCTTTCTTCCTTGGGTCGGCCCCAATGGTTCTGCTGATTTGTTGTTTGACTCCTAGTTATAAGTGAGCTAGGATCTGGGGCAAAATGTCATCACTTTCGCTTGGACTTGCCATAGAGAGACTCCCCTCTTCCGTCATTCCCGTTGCAGATCCTCCTGATCTTGCGGGGTTTGATGCTGGGGTGGAACTGCGTAACAATATCAACCGCTTTTTGGAACGGGTGCTCAGTGAAGGGAAATGGGAAGGTACTGTGGTTCAGGCACTTATCTCAGCCTACGAAGATGTGGATGAGAACAAGTTTATCACTTTGCCCCGTCACTTGGAAACTTGCTTGCGTGGCGGTCAACTGGGCTATAAGACCCGCGCCGTTCAGAGCGAATGGTATCAGTACCTACCCCAAGGGCGGGGCATCCGTAAAGAGGATCAAGCTTACTTTGGTCCATTACAGGACATGGGGAGCGGATTTCTTACGTTTCGGGATTTGCTTACTCCGTCAACCCTAACTGTTTCCACCGATCAAACTGAATGTGCCGGATCTGAGATCATCATTCGCGGAAAAGATTCCAGTGGTAACAAGATCTATTCGACAGTGGACGGAGAACCGATTGAGGGAATTAGGTTTGACATGGCCAGCGGAACCCAGACCTCTGCCCAAACATTTGCAGAGATCTATGGCGTGGAGAAGACCCTGACCAAGGGTAACATCACGCTTGCTGCTGGTGCAACCACCCTCGCTAAGTACGAGGCAGGGGAGAGGGCGATAAACTATCGTCGCTATCTGGTGGACAAGAATTGGGATGCCGTCCAAGGCATTTTCAAACGCCGCCATGTGTGGGCAGTTAGCGACAACGATCCCCTCTATCCCGACAACCTAGAGGCCATCAAGCTTGGACTCATGGCCCTGAACGCCGAAGACAAGTCTGATGTGGAGCGCGGTCAATATTACATGGACAGAGCGATTCTACTTTTAAATGCCGAACTAAAAGAGTATAACGCAGGGCAAGAGGGGGTTATGCAAATCGCCCCTTGGCTAACCCGACGAATGATCAACATGCAATAATACCTATGGCTATTGGAAATACATTTGATCAAAACCGAAAAATTCGCAATGCCATTGCTAGTCCAGCAAATCAACGTGCGAAAGACATGAGTGAAGCTAGAGGTGAGTTCAGGGCCGAAGGCAAGCTGTTTGCTGATTTCCCTGATCGCACTGCATACGATCAAGCCCTATATGATCGCGCACAGGGAATTGCTGCCGGAAGAAGCGAAGCTAATCAAGCCGCTCAGGCTGGTCCAGTTAATAACGTTTTAACAGAATCTCCAAATTTAAGGTTTCCCATGACTCAGGGTGGGCAACTTGGCATTAGTCAAGAGTCAGTCAGTGAAAAGGCAGAAGCAGAAAAAATGAGGTTGGGCGGATTACAACCATTTGGCATTACAGCGCAACCAACAAACTTTGAAAGTGCCGGAGTCAAGAAGGAATCGGGTGGCGTAATTCAGACGCCCTACGGAATTATGTCCACTTCTGCGCCTGTTGGCCAAAAAGAATTTGAGGGTCGCATGGCACAAGTCGGTCCAGATAGATCTGAGTCTTATGCCATGACCCCGTTTGGCGGTGGGTTTGAGCGTCAATTTTCTGGGGCGGATGATCGTCAGGTGGCGTTGGCGAGAGCGTCTGAGGGGGGACTTCTAATTGGTCAAAGACTTCAAGAGCAGGGCCGCAATCGTTACTACGCCTTTAGAGAAGAGAGTGAACGTGGCAGGGCGGAAGAGGCCCTATCGACTGAGCGTGGACGAAGCCCTGACAAGGCTCTTGGGGCACAGGCCCTGATTAGGGCAGAGCGATTTCGCCAAGCCCAACAAGGACGCAGTCCCATGAGTAGGTCTCCACTTGTTTTTGGTGCTAGTGCCCCCCAACCAGCGGCATCATTTTCGACAAGTCCATCCATGGGTGGTCCCTCAACTATGAGGGGTGGGGGTAGTCCGTTTTCTTTTACCCCGTTTTCCCAAAGGATGGAAAATCAGGCAAGCTCTTTAATGGGATTTTCTTCTGAGGTTGGCAAACCGTTGAATGTTCCAAAATCAAAAAACCTCAGACCGGATCGTCTTCCATTTATGATGAGACCATTTGGCGGCTAACTCCCATGGACGAAGAAAATCAATTAACACAAGGAGTAGGCTCTCAACCCACCGGAATGGTTGGCGCAATGCAGGGAATGCAATTCACCCCATCTTCAATGGGTCAGTATGCTCCTATTGAGGCAAACAGATCATCAATGGCTCCGAGGGAGCTTCCAGAGGATTGGGGTGGAAGGCCATCTGGAACTAGTCGCCGCGCCATCCGCATGCAAGCCGATTGGGACAAGAAAAGGGCGGCAGAGATTGAGGAGCAACGCGACCTTCAAGCCATGGACATTCAGCGAAAGCAATTTGAGATGGGTTTACGCGATCAAAAAATGCAGGAAGACAGCTTTTACTATGATCGTGGAATACAGGAAGCAGAACAAAAACTAAAAGCACAACAACTGGAAGAAGCCAAAGATTTTACCAATGCTGCAAATTCACTTGATCCTCGCTCTCCCGATTATCGTGATCAACTTATAAGTTTAAGAAAGCAGTACCCACTTGGGGCGTTGGACCCATCCGTAAATTCAATTATCGGAGAGTATGACAAGGTTCATTCTGTCTATATGGAGATAGAAAAGGAAAAGAAATCAGAACAAAATCAGGAGCGGGACTGGAGGGTTCGACAAGAAGACACAGCTTCCGAGCTTGGCATTGATGTGGACAAATTCAAGAATGCAAAAACCGGAGAAATTGATCGTGTCGGACTAATGCGAGAAGTTGGATCTCAGCGAAGAAAACAAACAGAAGACAAAGAAAATAAAATCAAAGAAGAAAGATTGGATCAAGAAAGCCGTGGCGCGGCAAAGACCGTTATTCGCGAAATCAACGATATAACCGACGAGCTTGAGGCGGCAGAATTTGATGCCAGCAATTCCAAAGGGCTAGTCCAAAGGGAGGCATTAGGTAAGGTAAGGCTTCTGCAATCTCGTCTTGGGCGCAGACAGGATGAACTTTCACAGATTGTGGGTGGCTCCTCAACAAATAAACCAGCCCCTCCAGCACAGTCAGCACCAACAAAAGAAGAGGTTGATGCTGCTCGCGCATTTATAAGAGAAAATCCAGATAGTCCGCAGGTTGATGGGCTGAAAGCGGTTATTGGAAGATACGAAAGCAGGGAGAGCGAACCCACCACAGCAGGGCCAGCCTCACCCGCTACTCCTGCCGCACCCGCCGCAACCCCAACGCCTCCATCAACAACTCCCGCTTCTACACCAACAGAGGCTCCATTTTTAACAAGAGAAGAATTTGAGGCTATTCCTGAAACTCGCAGAGAGTTTGCCACTGATGAAATGAAAGATACGCTTGATACTATTGATCAATTAAGTGCAGAGCTTAACAAGTTGTACGGGGTTAGATTTACATCTAAAGAGAACAGAGATAAATACGATGCTCTTAAAAATCAGCTTAGAGCAAAACGCAAAGAAGATACCAAACTCAGGGCAGATAGAAGCAAAGAAATTAGTGAAGAAATGGAAAGGATTGGACCATTTAGTTCTGGAGAAAGTCGCAAAAAATATGTAACACTACAAAAAGAGCTTAGACTTTTGAGTGGAGTATAGAGAATGATCAACTTCAACCCCGATGAATTCATTCGGAAATATGGAGACGCACCAACCGAAGATGAGGAAGGGGCGTCATCATCTGCGACTCCGACCCTAGACACGGAGCCAAAAAAGGAAGAGACTGTTGCGGCGGCAGGGTCATTGGGTGGGTTTAACCCAGATGAATTTATAAAAAAGTACGGCGTAGAGCCAAATAAGCAAGCCGAAGGTGGCGGGGATTATCTGGCGAGGCAGGCTGAGTATTTGATGAGTCGCCAGCCACTGGATGCTGAGACTCAGCTACCTGCCACAGAAGAGCCCAGAGATAATAGCTGGGACACGCTACGGGGTCTTGAGGTTTCAATGCGCCAAGTTCCGCAATTGGCCTATGGTGTTGCGGGGTTGGTTGGTGAAACCGCCGAGCAGCTTACGGGTTATGGAGAGAGTCTTCGGGATTTTGGATTCAAGGGATACCAAGATTGGGCTCAAAGCATGGAGCCAATCTCCAAAGAAACCGATGATGTCACGGTAGCTTGGCAACGCGCCAAAGAAGGTGATGTCGGGGCATTGGTTGATTGGGCGCAATACGGTATTGGCTACGCCCTTGGGCAGCTTGGAGAGACAGCGGCGGTTGCTGTCTTGGGCGGCATAGCTGGTGGCGCGACAGCGGCCCCCGCAGGCCCTGCTGCTGTTCCAGCGGCGGTGGGTGGTTCTGTTGTGGCGGCGGCTGGAAAACAGGGATTCAAGGATCTTGCTAAAAATCTTGTTGAGAAAGCCATTGCCAACCAAGCAAATAAGATTGTTATAAACCAAGCCAAAAAAGAAGGCGTCGAACTAACTGCCGAGCAGGTTGCCAAACGCGCACAGCAAGAAGCCATCAAGCGTCAGGCCGGAAAAGAGATTGGTTCCAATGCTGCTGTGTTCGCCAATGCTATTGGAATGCAGCTTGGTTCCATCTATGGATCAGCCGAAGAGCAGGCGCGAGCAGAGGGGCGGGAACTTACGGGAGTTGATTTAGCTCGCATCTGGGGAACGGGTGTTGCCACAGGCGGCATTGAGGGTGTTGTTGATAAATTTGGATTGGATCTTTTGAAGGGCAAGCTTTCAGACAAGCTTCCTGCTGGTCGATTGGCTGGGGCGGCAGTGGCTGGCGGAGTCGGAACCTTGGGAGAAGCGGCAACCGAGGCAGTCCAAACAGTTGGCGAGAGATTTGGTGCAGGAAAAGACATCCTTAGTGACGAGGCTATCAATGAATACATCAATGCTTCCGCCTTGGGAGGTCTGGGTGGCGGGGCAATTGGCGGAGTGGGTGGATTTATTTCTGGCAATCCCAAGGAAAACGCCGCAGCAAAAGCCAAGGTATCTTCTGAGGCAAATAAGGAGATTGCTCCTGCCACTGCTGAAACTGTGGCCCGACAAGCCGATGCCGTCATTGCTGAAACAGTTCAAGAAACTCCTGAACAGCGAGTAACCCGTCTTCAAGAAGAGGCTACCGCAGCAGCAGGAATAGAACTAGAAGAAGAAGCTCCTGTTTCGGGGTTGCCTCCTCAACCTGTCACACCAACAGCAGAAGCTCCCGTAACGCCTGCTGTAGCCCCTATAGAGCCAGTAGTTGAGCCAGCAGTAGCAGGGCCGCAGCCTGCCGCAGAAGTCGCGCCAGAGATTGTTCAACAGGCAGAGCAGCGAGCAATAGCGGACTTCGCAGAAGACCTCTATGGCAATGAGCCGTATGTCAACCATCTTCGTAGGGTTTCAGATCAAATGCCCAATGATAAGCTCAAGACAACGGCGTTTCTGCATGATTCGGTGGAAGATGGGAAAATGACGTTAGACGAAGTCAGATCACAGTTTGGAGATGATGTTGCGGGGTTGGTGGATATGGTTAGTAGAAAGGATGACGAAACCTACTCTCAATTCATTGACCGCATTGCCCAAAATCCTGAAGCAGCACAAATTAAATTGGCAGACCTTCGCGAAAACATCCGCAATGTTGAAGACTTTAAACCATCTCTTCGTTCTCGCTACGAAAAAGCCATTGCCAAACTTGAAGCCGCTCAACCCGCAGTGACTCCTCCCGCCGAGGTTGCTCCCGAAGTTACCCCTGCTCCCGAAACCCCGAATCTTGAACCCCTACGCCGAGTAGCAAGAGCAGAACAGGTTCCAGAAGACGTTCCTTCCTTGGTGGATGCGGGGTTGGTCGAGGTCTATAAGGATCAACCAGTGCTTACTGAGGCAGGGATTGCCCAGTTACCCGAAGCAGAACGCCCAAGGCTGAACCCCGAAGCCCGAAAGATCCAGATCGACACAGGATCAAACGAAGTAGTAGCCGAAGCCATCGCGAAGGGTCTTCGTATCGGGGTGGATCAGGTGGGATTCAATGTGCGTATGCCAGCGGGATGGGTGCTGGATGGAGATATCTATGTCCCGCCCACTCCTCAAGAGGTGGCCCCCGCCCCCGAAGTAAGAGAATCCCGCAGGGAACCCTCCGTCGAGATGCGTCAGCAATACGCACCAAAAACGGAAGAAGAACAAAAAGCTTTCGACAAGGCATCAACCAATAAAATTCTAGCGCGAAGCCCTCAACTTGCAGTAGCCGCAGTCAGGATGAAGAACGGCGAGATCACTGCTGGTGAGTATGCCGACTTGGTGGATGCCATTGATCCGTTTACGGCCAAAGGCCCAGATCCTGTCGCGACTGATGACAAAATCAAACAATACATTCAGAGTGATAAAGTCGGTAAGGTTGGATTGATTGACGAAAAAGGAAATCCCAGACTTCAAGAAGGTTCTGAATATGAGTTTAGAATAGATATTCCAACATATAACAGGTCAACAACGGCGGGAGATACGGTATATGCAATCACGGCACATCTTCCAGTTGCTGATGATTCCAAAACGGTTGGAGAGGTTGCTGCATTTACTGGCATAGCTAAAGTTACAGATCCGAGATTTATGACCCGCAATGTGCGAGAGGGCGGGGCGATAACCATTGCAGCGGGTGCTGGCAAGTTCCGACTAGCAACCGTGAAGGGTAACTACGAACCAATCACCGATCTCCCCGCAGACATCAACGATCCTAACGTCTGGACAGAAGTCGGATACAACCCGATCCGCTCCAGTTTCTTTGTGGATACCCGTAGCAAGGATGCTGTGGTTGGTGGATCTGAAGCCATTATGGTTGGCTCCCGTGTGTTTGTTAAGGATGCAGTTTTGGAGCCTCGCCCAACTGGAGTCACGATGGGTGAGAGGTATGCCAAGATCCAGATGCCGCGCCCTGCTGGCATGGAGACCGAAGCAGTAGCGACCAAGCTGGAGTCTTTGGGGTTTGGGCGGGGCGGGATCGTATCGGTGGTCAATGAACCCGATGCCTCCTTTGAAGGCCGCACTATCATCCGAGATGGGAAGGTAGTAGCCATTGAGCTAAACGCCGCAGCCCTGAAAGACGATGCTGCTGTCGAGCGAGTCCTAAACCATGAGATTGCCGAATCCGCCAACGCCGATGGAGCATTGAATACTTTGGTTGCGGGGTTGACCCCGAAAGAAAGAAAAGAAATCAACGATGCCATCACTAGGTTGGGCTACGCAGAGAAGGCCAGAACCGCCGAGGAAGCCGCCAGAGCCGTCGAGCTACTAGCCGAAGGATGGAGGGGCAGGAAGTGGTTTGATCGTGCTGTGGCGCGTGTTGAGGCATGGGCCAACAAGCTGGGCTACAAGCTTACCCGCCGAGCCGCTGAATACATTGCGGCCAGAAACATGGCGGAAGTCAATGACGCTTTCCGTAAACGGACAATTGCCGATGCGCTGGCCAACTTGAAGGGCGCAAGGAAGGTCAACTTCAACGGACTCAGTGCCGTCTTGATTCCGCCAAGCGAGATGGAGTTTGCCTACTCTATTGCGGCATACCATGGAACTCCGCACGTTATTAAGGATGGATTCCAGTTGGCAAAGATCGGAACTGGTGAGGGGGCACAGGCTTATGGGTGGGGACTGTATTTTGCCGAGAACATTGATGTTGCTCGCGAATATCAAGCCAAACTTTCCCGTGATCGCTTCAAAGACGAAGCCACAAAAGTATACAACGATTGGAAATCAAACAATCCGAAAGAAGCATCCATTTTTGAGGATGAGGTTATTTCCAAAGGAATACAAAATGTACGCAACGAAGACTTTGCCATTGAGCTACAGAATATACTTGATGGATTTAGATCAACAGAAGCAAACGTATCTTCCGCAGAAAAGCTTTCGTCAAGAATATCTGGAATAGGAAATCTTTATTCGGTTGATCTGAATATTGAAAATGACAAGCTTCTTGATTGGGATAGCGTTTTTGCAAAGCAAAGCGATTTTATTAAGAACGCTCTACAACCAATCATAGGGCAAATAACTGACGCCAACCTTGGAGAGTTGGATCGCTTTACTCTTGGAGCCGTTCTTTCCGATTTCTACAGAAACCCCAAGCTGATCGGGCTGGGCAGCAAAAAAGAAGTAAGTGAATTTTTCGCACAGCAAGGAATACAAGGCATTAAGTATTTTGATAGGGCAAGCCGCTTTGCCCAGCCAAAGAGGACGGGATTCGGGTGGCTTGTGGATGACTATCGCGGATCGAATTATTTCAAAACTAAAGAAGAGGCTTTGGAGTTTGCCAAGAAAGCTGCGACTTCCAACTTTGTTGTATTTGATGAGAGTCTAATCAACGTCACTGGACTAAATGGCCAATCCGTAGACATCCGCGAATCCCGCAGAGAAGACGCCATCCCCACCTTCTCCGAGGGGAGCCCCGAAGCATCTACTCTTTCTACTATGGCGGCATCTATGGCCAAGGTGGATACGGCATCCGAGGCCAAGCCAAACCCCGAAAACAAACCCACCTACAAGATCAGCGAGATAGCCTCTGTCTGGATGGATCAGGGTGGAGATGTCCGTCAACTCCAAGACCTCATCTCAGAGAATACCAATCTTACCCCAACTAATGCGGCGAAGGTGGCCAATGCCATTGCCAAGCAATACGATATCCAGCAGTCCATCGCTACGGCATTCATTGAAACCCAAACGGGATTGTCTGTCGAAGCACTGCCAGAAGGTGTAACCCTTCCCAAGGAAGTTGACCCTGATCGCCCACGCCCCGTCATGGCCCGTCTCTTTGATGTGTTCATGGGTGTGCGGGTTCCCCCTGTCAAGATTCAGGTCAATGAAAAGACCGCGCTCAAACAGCAGATCCGACTCAAGGCCGCAGCCAACCGAGCAGCTAAAGCAGAGCAGAGGCGTACCGCTGAAGAGGTGGTTGAGATCATCAAGTCCATGGAACTCCTTGGCCCCGTGCGTCCGAAGCAGGTTCAGGCTTTAGCTAAACGCGCAGCCCGTGTCATTTGGACAAGCGAAAAGAGTGTCGAGGCTTTCTCAGAATACGCCGCCAAGGTGGTCGAGAATACCAACTACGATGCCGATCTCCGCGAAGCCAAGGATGCACAGAAGCGAGCCAAACAACTTTCCACCCAGAAGAAGGTGGCGATGGGTCCGCAGCGCGAGGTGCTTGAAGACGTTAGCAAGATCCCCGTTAACAAGCTGGACGATCCCCGCATGTTTGCCGAGGCCGTGAACTACTACTTGCGCGGATTCAAGGCGGTGCTGTCACCTGATTATGTGGTCATTCCCGATGCCGAGATGGAGAGCTATCTTTCTGGAGCCCAGTCCGAGACACAAAGAAACCAGCAGGATCTTGATCGCGAAGCCAATGAGCGTCTGGCCAAAAAATACGGAATAGAAGCGGATCAGGTCAACGAAATGATGGAGTCAATTGACATCATCAAGCAGATCGAAGCCCAAGAGAACAGAGAGGCACTGGAGAATCTGTTGACCGAGAAGGCTGTTGAGACCCAGCAGGGATTGCGCGAATACAATACGGACAACCTCCGAAGCGAACAGCGTCCCATTGTTTCTTCCATGCTCAAGGTTGATCCCAAGGCCCTTGACCCCGAGGAGCGTCAGCGTTTCATTCGCATCACAAACAATATCATTTACAACAACCAGACCAACGGGGCGGAATACTTTGTCGCTGTTGCCAAGGGCCAGCAAAGTGCCCGTGAGGCAGCACAAGACTCCGAAATGATAGCCAAGAACAGGGCTTGGATCAATTTGCTTCCTCGTTTTGTTTCGGAAAGAATGCAGCGCGGATGGGCTCTTGAGTTGCAGTCTGTTGCTGACACGTTCCGCAACGCTTTTGGCAAGGGAGCTATGGCCAAGGTCTACGATGCCATGGGCATGCTTGATCTTAACCTTGGATTTACCAAGGCAAACAATACGGTTGATGAGATTCAGAAAAAGATAGCAGACTTCCATCGTGGAATTGAAAAGAAGTACAAGGAAACGGCTCGCAACCAAGACGGTCTCTTGGCCGAAGGAATTGTTGGATTCTTGATCCAGTCCATTCCCAAGAAAGACGAGGTCACCTCCATCAACCAACGCCGAGACCTGATTCGTCAGGACATTGCCAATCGCAGGAGATCAGCCGCGCAACCAGACCGAATTGCCATGGCGGATCGCATCGAAACTATTCTCAATCAAATTGATGGGGACAGTGTTGAGGCAATCCTGAACAACATGAAGCGCGACTTTCCTCCTAACTACGAATCTTTGATCTGGTACAAGGACACCCTGCTTCCTCAATACAAAGACTTCTTGAAGAACTTTGACGAGAACTTCAACGATCAGGCCAACAACTACGATAACCCCAACTATCTTACAATTGGATTTACTTCTGCTGGCCCGTCACTTGCCATCACCCCTGAAGAGCAGGGCATGTTCTATGACCAAGTGAGCCTGCGCCCGAAACAGTCTGCCTATACCATCAAGCGTGTTGATTACTCCACACTTCCCAAGGATCGCACAACGGACAGGCCAAAAGAAATTGAATTCAATCTTCGTCGCAACGTGTTCAATGGTCTCTCAGATCAGATCAACAAGGCTTATACTTCCAGCGGTTGGCAGCGCATCGCCTCCTTTATGAAGACTCCCGAGGCCGAGACGGTGTTTGGTGGTGCGGCCAACAAAGACTTCTTTATTGAGCGACTCAATCGTTTGCGCCTCTCCCGTATGCGCCGTGGTTCCATGGGCAGTGGCGGGGCTATTGAGAAGGCCGTCGATTCACTCAGTGTTATTTCGCGCAAGCTTGGGACTGGAATTGCCCTTGGTGGTATTTATCAGTGGATCAAACAGCCCCCAGACCAGCTTATCACGGCACTTGGTAGCGGTGGGCGAGCGGATCTTCTCGCAAAGAACATTGCACCATCTACCCAGAAGTCGGCCAGAGAACTCCTTAACAAGTTCTCCATTGGTCGCCGTGGTGACGCCTCTGCTGGTTACAAATACATCAACCAGATGGAGGGCCATCAGAACAGGCTTGAGCGTTACTTTAGTGAAAGCAAGTGGGATCAGGCTAAGGAGCAGGCGGGTAATATTGCCGATGTGTGGATGGTTGCACTCAAGTCCTCCGACTTCTTGGCGGCATCCGCAGCATGGATGACCTACTACGAGGGTGAGCTTAACAAACAGGACATCAAGATTGATGACTGGTCCAAGGAAGCAGATCTGATTGAGTCCGATCCAGCAAGGCGTCAAGCGGCGGCGTTTGCCGAACAGATGACCGACATCTATCAGGGGTCAAGCGACCCGACTTCCATGGCTACGTTTGCCCAAAGCGGGAAGACTGGTTGGGAAAACTTTGTCAAAGCTATCTTTGTTCCGTTCAACTCCTTTGCTATTCAGCAGCGCATGAGGCTTTACTCCGATGCTGTTGACGCCATCAATGGCAGCACAGCAGGCCGCTTTGGTCTTGCCGGAACAATTGGTGGTCTAATTCTTTTCCACGCAACCAAGCGATATGTTATCCCCGCTATCTCTGGTGTTGGTATCGGGGTTCTCTACGGACTCATGGGTGTTGATATGGATGAGCCCGATGAGGAGAAGCAGAAGGAAGAAGCAAATAAGAATTGGAGACAATTCCTCGCAGATCTTACTGGCAACTTGTTGGTTGGAGGGACACCGCAGCTTGTCGAAACTCAAGTTATTGATGCTATGAATCGGGCCTCGTACCTTGTTTCTCTCCAGCTTGAGAATGATTCAATCCTTAATGATGAGGGCGAGATCATGTCCTATGATCAGTACTCCAAAGAGCGTTCGCCATTCTATCGCTACAAGTCCTACGATAATGCCATGAGCTTTGGGATGCTGGACATTGGTATGGGGCAGGCCGAGCAAGTGGCACTCCAAACCAAGATGCTGGCATCTCCCGAAGAGATGGAGATGTACACCCCAGAAGAACAGCGTCTCCTCTACTTCTCCGCCCTGTCCGAATGGTTGCTACTCATGCGCCTCAACGACACCGACTTTGCCAGACTGGTTGGCAAGGCTCGACGCGACATGATCAAGGCGGCAGAAGACCGCGAGAAGGCTATCAAAGCCATCCGTAGCGGACGCTAAATAAGTCCCCGCTTCTTAGCCTCATCCAGTTCTTCCTGCGTCCACTGCTGGGCATACCAGACTTCGGCATCCCAAGGCATGGGCCTCATGCGGTCAACCCCGAAAGAAAGGCGTCCAAACCTATCAGGGTGGTTCTCCTCCAGCTTCACAAACTTATCCTCTGGCAGCATGTCCTTGTCATGGGGCAGGAAGAGATAGCCCCGCAAGAAATCCAGAATGAAACTATGGCGGATAAGGAAGGTGGATTGGGCACAAGTCATCCAAGGTGCGGCGTCCATCTTGGCCCCAAAGACCATACCCTTGTCACCGAGGTCTTGATACATCCTATCAGGAACCCCGCCAAACCATAGGCAGTCAGCCTCCTTGTAGATAAAGTCCTTGCCACAATTGTAGGCAATCATGGCCAAGGCACATACCGAAGCAGACCACCCGCACAGTCCCTCGCGCCCCTCTTTAATCAGATCCCCAACATGGCCGATGTTGTGGTAACAGGTGACCTGATTTGAGCAGGGGACTCCGCGCTCCGTTGAGAGAACGATGTAGTTGTGGGTGTATTTTTCGGTGTTGATGCGCCAGACATCATAAAAAGACCGATCCCAATCAGATCGATAGTGGTAGCCAGATCCAACAATATAGTTCATTTCTTTTTTAAGATAACTGTGGGCCAATCTTCATCTGTAACCAGATCAATCCCCCATCCTCCAAGCCCAAGGAACCTATCAACTGCTCCCTTGACCCCGAACCCAAGATGATTGTCATCTGGAAGGTAGTCATGGACCGCCAGTGTTGTGGTGAACTGGCTATAGAAACATAGGTCTTGGTAACACTCATCTTCCGAGTGGTTGGCATCGATGTAAATCCAGTCTGGATTGCCTCCTAAAGCTGGGGCAATTTCCTCCGACCTTGAAAGTGCGCGAACAATCGTGACCCTTGGGTCATTGGAGAATCGTTCTGTGACCCCACGGAATCTGGATTCCTGTCCCCCCTGATCAACATTCGCTGGATCTGTATAACCGCTTTCAAAGTGGAGCCAAGCGTCCACAA